ATGAACATATTCGATGATAAAAAAACAAAGGATAAAGTGCTAACAGGAACAAAACGACCGAAACAAATGTTAACCTAATATCATAATGTATAAAAATTATGATATATAGAAACGAAATTACACAACACGATTATCACCCCAAAACAGTTGTTCTTCCCCATCTTCATTATCCTGAACGTGTAATACTTTTTTCCCCAACATAATACCAGAAATATGTAATAAACCTTCACTTGAAACATACATGATAGTATTACCAGGTTTTGTAGTCTCTTTATTATTGATAGTATCAATATTAGGAATTGTTTTCACAGATAATCCACCATATACATTCCCATCCTCGTCGATTTTATCGATGACCATACCAATATTCCCAATTTCAGCAGTTTGTCTAGTTTTATCTGTAATTTCAAAAGAGATATCTCCACCAAAACGCTGAACAATACTGTCGTTCGCTTCAGTTCCCTTCTTTGAATTATCATACATATCTTTAAAATTATACAACTCACTCTCGCGACGCATAGTAGAACAACTAAATTGGTCAAAATAGTAATAATTATTACCCTTGAGTGAAGTTTTGTCGTCTTCTGCAATACGCGTACTGACTACATTAGGATAATTATTCGATTTAATAACAACGTGTTGTAAGTTATGTGGTTTTGTAGTAGAATATTCATCGGTATATTTCACGGTCTGTTGATTCGTCCCAATCCCAATATAACAAGTAGTCGGATCAATAAAAACATAAGGTTTCGCAGCCGTATTATTAACGTTTTTGGATTGTTCATATTGGAATTTGTCGGAATTATCACTAGAAATGGGTCGAGTCTCGTTATTAACAGGAGGTGTAGGATAATTAAAGATAGAATTTAATAAAGCCTCTTTCATCTGAATATGAATTTCCTCACCGTGTTTAATGGTCTTGACGATAGATATATAATAACCAACGTGTGTTTTATAACTACATAATATGGTTCGATTATGTTCAACTACGGGATAATATTTCTCAATATCACTCATTACTGTAAAAGTAATGCCGGGGATATCCATTTCACTACCCTGCAAATTACATTGTGATATAAGTTTTCCATTCCATTGAGGGTGTAATCCTGAATAAATACATCTTAAACTGTCGTGTTCATTTGAAGGTCCATATTCCCAAGTAGTGGTTTTAGTAGCAATATGCGCCTCTGCCTCGGTCATTGCGTATTGTGCTGCCTTTGCGTTTGTAATTGCTTGTGAGGCCATTCTGGATGCGGTTTGCGCGGCCATTTGAGCGTCTTGTAATTTGGCTTTCGCATATGGGTCCATAGGTGCACTTTCATAGACCTTTTGTGAAAATTTTAATACAGCGGTTTTTTCCTCTGATTCTATAACTGCGTTTTCAGCGAGTTCTTCTGCCTCATTCGCAGAATCTTCGATAACCCTTAAATATGTGTTAGAATTCATGACTTGAGTGATGCTTTCTAATAATAATTTGTATTCTTTTGAAAATGCGTGCATATTTGTAATGTTTTTAGAGGTATAATTCTTCATATTAATGCCGGATGAAATCATAATCCAATTGTTTTTATCCAAAGGATGTCTTCTTAAAACATTGAAATAGCATCGTATTCCTTCTGTCCACATACTCAAACCAGAATGAATATACATATTTCCGTAAGCGGGAATTTTCATAGACATTTCAATAATTCGACTTTCTAACAATGTAGCCATGGTAGTATAAGACATGTTATCTATAAGGTCAGAGTTATTGTTCATTTTAATATTAAGAAGGCTTTCACCATCGATTTCTTCGTAATTCTTACAACTAAACAGTATTCTACATTTGTTTAATTCCGACTTATTTTTCGCTAGTTCAATTACTTCACAATAGTTTGTCACTGCGTTCTTATCATAATCTTCGTGAAGTGAAGTTAATAAAACAGTATTAATAGCATTAGAGTCACCTTCATTGAATTTTTCCCGAATTTCTTCAGTTAAATCGTCGATGATTGAATTTAAACTGTAAACGTTATTGATTGTTTCTTTGTATTCGTTCAAACTTTCGTATACTTCGTCTAAACTAATTTGATTTCCCCTAAAATCAGTGGATTCAATTGGCTGACTAGATGGTTTTGTATTATTTCTAAAATTATTTCCACCATATTTCGAATTATTAGATTGCAAAGCGCCCATTTAACAATAATAATAAATAACGAGATTTCGAATACACGATTTTTACATAAAATTTTCATTTTGGATTCACTTACGTAAAATTGATTCTAACAATAACCTTTTGTGAATCGTATAATTGTATTGTTATAATAAAATGCTTACTCGTTCTAGAACCTCTACTAATATCAAGTCTGTGCCTTCTGGACACAATACTCGTCTCCAAAACCGTATTTTGAAACTAGACACCACTCATCACGATGTATCGTCTCATACCGATTCAAATAGTCTCGGACCTGCGTATAACACCCGTCTTGCCTTGAATGTTTTGTCCCCCAAGTCTTATTGTATTAAGAGTGAATTGCCCAAGCCTGTGTATAAGCCCGCTGACCATTGTTATAGCACCCGATATAGGGAAGAGTTTAATAATGTTGAAATCGATTTCGACGATGCGAGTGTCGCGTGGAATAGCAACAAGCGTCGTGTTGGACAAATGTATGAATATACTACACGTTAAAACACCATAAAAATGAATATTATTATTTATTAAAAAAACCGTGTTTTTTTTATACATATTTATTAACAATCTCTCTGCATACAAGTAAAAAATCGTCATTGTCCAAGATTTCCGGTTCTTCATATTTGTTTTTTAATAACGAAACCACAATATTTGTTAATTCTTCGTCTGTCGCATCTAAACGCTGTCGTTCCCCTGTTCGTAAATTGAATATACGCACCTCTCTTGGACAATCTGGATATATAGTTCTCCATAACCAAGCATATATCATGACCTGCATTTGATGTTCTTGTGAAATTTTACTCGTACATTTCAATTCCCAGAGAGTTGTCTTGGACAATAAATCCAAACGCCCACTAAATCTGAATTTAGTCTCATTTAAAAAGTATGGATATAATGCCTTGTCTATAAGGTCGTGAGCAGGTTCATTTGAATAATGAACGAGTTGTTTTTCTACTTCTATTTCATCTTCTTTATTAAACTCGTGTCCAAGATTTTTGTTTAATCTAGAAACGCATTTTTCCTTGATTTCTAGTGTAATCCATGTATAATCTGTTTTATTGATTTGTTTTAATTTCGAATATAACCTTTCTTGTATTGCTACATAGACATTCGCCAAATAAAGGTAGTCGGCAGGTGTTTCGCAAGTATCGACAATCTCTTTTACACAATTTTTCAAGTATACATGTCTATTTTCTCTCATTTCTTGGACAGTAGATTGAATCATATCCTTTAATACTTGTTCGCCATCACGTTTATGTCCTTGAATCTCATCAAAATACATTGCTGGTAATGCTATTCCATTTAAATCACTCACTTCCTCAAATAAACCACCACCCGTTTGAATAATTCTCGGTATATTTATCTCTTCATGGTCTTCTTCATCGGTTTCTTGGACAAAAACTCGGTCTATTATCGGTGTAACGTAATCGATCACTGCTTCAGATACGAATTTTATGAGTTCAGTAGGTGTTACATAATATGTCGGTATCACTACAATACTATCATCTGTTTCGGGCTCTTTATAAACAATGCCCTGCGGTAATCCTTTAAAATCGATATAGGAACACTGTTTCATATCATATTGGGGTCTCTGTAGAAATTCTAATGGTGGGGAACTATCTTGTTGTAATAGATAGATACCGTGTGTAGCACGTGTGCACGCAACATATAACGTGTTTGGACAGACATCTTTTGGTATATTTCTCGCCGTATAAAAGTATCCTTGGTCAAATCCCACAACAAAAACGTATTTTCTCTGTCTGCCCTTCACTGTATGAAAGGTAGAAAATACGACTTTACCATCAATTACCCGTTCGTCCATTAAATCGGATTCCATCATTGGGACATGACACGGTATACCGGCTTCGGTTAGCACATTTTCCATATTTCGTATGTGACTATTCGCACCTTTTACGGAACTTCCCAAAACAAAAATATCAGAAGGACTCTCACCCTCGGATAATAGACGTTTTATTTGATAAACCACGATGTTCTCTATCTGAAATTTAGGTCTGCGTATATAAACAACCGGACTTCCTTCTCGACAAGCCAATAATCGATCATCACCTAACATATCTTTGTTCACAAATTCGGCCATTTGGTTTGTAACTCGATAAGAAGTCTTTAAAACACACGGTTTAAAAACATTGTTCTCTAAAAAAGGTAATTCGTTCCATATAATGTCTGCTTTTGTAAGAAATCGAATATCAGCCCCCTTGAATTCATACAAACCCTGCATATAATCACCCAAAACGAGCAATTGGAATTTATGATCCCCCTTTTTATTGTTTGTATTGTCTTTACTACACATATCCTTGGACATTTTCACAATCAATTCGAAATAGAGAGGCGTCATATCTTGTGCCTCGTCCAAAACCACCAAATCAACCATCTCTAATGTCCGTCTTGGACACTTATTATCTCGTAACATATGTCGAATTCCTGTATCTGTATGCGCCATATCTGAATAATACTTCACTGCGAAACTATGATAGGTATGAACCTCCATGTTTTTTAATTTCAATTCCCGGACTTTTTCTTTAATTTCGTGGCGTAACATAGAGTTATATGTGAATTGAAGTATTCGTTTTCCACTTAACTCTTTCGCAACGGATAAAATGGTTGTGGATTTCCCTGAACCCGCACATGCGTCAACCACAACATTGCTTCCTGAACGTATATAGTCCAATACAACCCGTTGTTCTCGACTCATTTTATGCATTATTATTATTATTGAATTATAATAATGTATATATATCTTTTTATACTTTTTGCGAGAAATAATGCTCAATATTATCATATTTTTTATTTAACAAAACATACAGATATAACCCTGATTTATTCTCATTCAAACTAGTATATGTTAGTTTTTTTTTCTCATTAGCAATTTTCGGTTTAATTATATTGGTTATATCATTATATTTATGTCCAAGAATAGCGAGTAAGTCACTACCTTTATGTGTGGGATAAATCTTATCATTAATGGCGTCACCAAAACCTTTACTATCAATCGGATTAAATTCTCCGACAATAATATCTATTTTATCCAATGTTTCGTCTGTTGCGGATATAAATGCTCTCCATTCAGCACCTTCACAATCTACTTTCATAATATTAATATTGGTTTCGTCTTTTAATAACGTATTTAATGATATTGATTCAAAGAACGTGCTATTTCCATCATCACTTGAAAAAGCGTGATGTCCATTGTAGATAAATCGATGATAATACTCAACCATGTTTTTATCTCCTTTATTTATGGTTTCCATATTGGGTAAATACATACCTAAATCGTCTGAATGAATTCCCTTATTTACAACAACTACACTCGCATCACCTTTAATATCTATAGTTTTACTAGAAAATCCATTCGCACTACAATTACGTATTATTAAATCGGAATTTTCTTTACATAATTCTACAGCATATACTCTTTTTGCGCCATCTACAATAGATTTAATTGTTAAACCTCCTATATGTGACCCTATATCTACAACAATATCACCTTTTCTTAATAATAAATCTAGTAAATATTCGTCATCCATACTACACGAGAAAACTGTATCCCTATCTGTTGTATTTTCTCTACAAAAAAACTTGTAGTCATTTTTGTCTGAAAATGTATACTCTATGCATGGGAGTGGAACATTCTTATTTTTGGGATTTGTTAATACCATATTTTCTATAATATATAATATATTATATATTTCTTTGGCTTAAATGTTTAAATCGTTCTATAATCCTATAACTCATATTGGGTATACCATTACATAGACAATACATGCAAATATTCTGATATTTCGCCGATACTTTTGAAAAAAGTAATGGATATTATACTCCAAAAATATTAAGCCATAAATACCTTTGGTAAATAATCAAATCTTTAATAATCATACAGTGGGAATAATATATCAAGTGGGTCATCAATTGGGTCACAAATTGGGTTTAATTTGTTGCCTTCGTTATCTGTTTTCATTTCCTCATTGTTTCTATAAATGTGATATTGAATACCTTTAGTTAGTGTTATTTTATTAAAATTACTACAGAATTTTTTAAGATAATGAACCATACCTGCTCGCACACAATTCTCGGTGCATGCATAACAATATAGATAACCGTCTTCCACCTCAACATTATACTGGTAATATTTTTCGTCAATTGTGTTAAGGTCAATACCAAATTCCGCCAACATAGTATATAGTATATATTCGTTTTTATCTAGCGTACCGCTATAAGGTTTGCTCACATCTACTCCAGTTAAGTCATCTGTGGAAATTCTCATTCTCCATCTACCATCTTTCATTTTGAATATTAGACCGCTCACATTATTAATAGATACACTCATTTTTATTATTATTATAATTATAATAATAATAAATTCTTTATATTGTTTACATATATTTACCATTCATTACGATAATATACTAAAAAAATAGTTGATTTATATAATAATGAATTATACTGTAATAGGTGATAGTTTAATACAATACTACGATCATCACGATGTTATAAGTTATCCAGGAATGACGTTAGAACATTTTATAGCAAATTACTTACCATTATTATTAGATTTAGATGAGGAATATATATTTTGTTTCGGCGCAAATGATTTAGCATCTGGTATTCCAGAAGATGAGGTTATTCAAAATTATTCGACACTTATAGAAAATAAAAAAAATTGTTGTTTAATTTTACCACCGTTTCAAACAGATACATTTTATGAAAAATGTTTCGATAAATTGGATTGTACGTTTATTCCCACATTTATGCAAAATTATACAACCGTAGATGGATTACACCCAACCGCCAATATATTAGCTGATCTGAAAGACGATATTCAAAATGGATAAAAAATCATATAAAATCTAAATATCCACTTTTTTTTTACTCAAATACATAAATCTTTCTACAATACGGTAACTCATATTTGGTATCCCATTACATAAACAATATATGCATATTTGCTGATAATTCACCGATACTTTCGAAAAACAAGAGCGTATATAATTGTTATCAAAACATAATGGTAATTTTTCGTCAGAAGCTATGATATATTGATAAATACCAAATTCACCACGAATTGTATTTACACCCTTGAAGATTTAAAACGCCGTTTTTTATCTATTGCTATTTAACATTATTAATATACCCCACGCTATCACAAATAGAGGCTGTCCTGGACCATCAACAATATTATGGGTTCGCTGATACGG